TTTAGGTGGAGGAGCATTGGGCGCCGGTTTGGGAGCAGCAATGGGCGGCCTCGGGAAGATGATCGGTCCAGCCGCAATTATGGCTGGTGTCGCCATGGCAATAAAAGATGGATTTGATGGGTATTTCAAATCAGAAGAGTGGGGAACTTCAAAAGTTTCATCTAGTATTGCTGGTGTAATTGCTGGGACTAAGGAAGGTTGGGAAGGAGCATTAGCGAATGCGGGAAAATGGGCCGTTACTGGTTTTGGTATTGGTTTCATGGCTGGTGGGCCATTAGGTGGACTAGCAGGTGGCTTAATAGGTGGTGCTATAGGTGCAATATTAGGATGGATTGGTGGAGAAAAAATAGCAAAATTCTTTGATGCGGTTGGTACATGGGCGAGTGAAAAATGGGACATTATTAAAGTATTTCCAGGCAAAATATGGACTGCTATTGTTGATACCATAAAGGGTTGGATAGGTATTACTCCAGAAGGTAAGTTACCAATTACAGTAGCAGAAGATGAACCAAAAACAGATTGGTTAACTTCACTAACAGAATTTCTCATTCCACAGTGGCTTAAAGATTTTGCAACAGACGCATTAACCACTGTAACAGGATGGCTTGGTTTAACAGAAAAGGACAATCAAGGAAAAGTATCAACTACTACATTTGGTAAATTAGTATTTGGTACAATAGGCAAACTTGCCGAGTTGTATATGGATATTGTTAATTTCTTTATACCTCAATTTATTAAAGATTTTGTGAAAGCACCATTAGATACAGTAATGACTTGGTTGGGATTAAAAAAGACAACTGAAGAAGGAGAGGTTACAACTACTGCATTTGGTGAAAAGGTGTTTGGTGTAGTAGCAAAGGTTGTTGATATTTTTAAGTCTATTGTCAAAAGAGTTATTGGTGAAACAACTTATAATGCTATAGTAGGTTTTGCTACCGATCCCCTTAATTATATTCTAGTAAATATATTAGGTTGGAAAACAGCGGCAAGTGAAGCTACTGCTGCTGGAATAGCTGAAATTAAAAAACTGGAAGAAGGTAGTTTTGTAGGTTTTGCAACAAATATTATCAAAAGAGTTATTGGTACAAAAACTTATGATGCAATAGTAAGTTTTGCAACAAACCCAATAGATTATATATTAGTAAACTGGTTAGGTTGGAAAACTAAAGAAGGTGAGCTCACCACTGCTGGTTTGGTAGCGGTGGCAAAAATAGATGAAGGAAAGATTAGTGCTTTTTGGGAACAGCTATTTAGAAAAGTTATTGGCACAAAAACTTATGATGCAGTAGTAAGTTTTATAAAAGACCCAATAGATTATATATTTGTTAATTGGTTAAAGTTGGGATCAAAGGACGATAAGAAAAAAACTACGGGAGAAAAGGCAGCAGTTATAGCTGGTACTGTTGTTGGTCTATGGGAAAGCTTGTTAACAGCCATATTGCCAAAGGGTGTCAAAGATTTTATTATGTCTCCGATTAATTGGGTATTTGGATTATTTGGATTAGATAAGCCAGGTGATACATTAGCAACTGTAGAAGAAGCTCATGGACTTACAATAGGAGATAAAACAACTCGTACAGGTCTTTTTGGTAAAATTCTGGCAGCAATTGTACCAGATGGATTAATGAAATTTTTCGAGAATCCCCTTAATTGGCTTCTCAAAACATTTCTCGGGCCCGAAATTCTTGCTAAGATAATAGGTGGAACACTTGAAGAGTCTCAAAGTATTATTAAAAAATCAGCAATTAGTCCTGCCGGTTTGTTCAACGATATACTTAAAGAAATTATACCAGAAGCGTTACTAGACTTCATAGAATCCCCCGTTAAGTCTATCTTGAAGTGGATGGGTATTACAACTGATAAACCACCGAAACTAAAAGCGGGCGGAAAAAAACTATCCGCACCGCCAATGTCATTAGGTGATGCAGTTTACGAGTCTATGGTTAAAGACAACGTATGGACAAAATTTATTAAAGAGCCGGGTGAGCTGTTTGGTCTTAGCAGAGGAAATTTAAACGATATTATGGGAATGCTAGGAAGGGCAAAAGGCGGACCTTTTGCGAAAGGTCAACCAATGATTGTCGGTGAAATGGGCCCAGAAATGATAATACCAAATCAAGGCGGACAAGTATTTAATGCTCAAAGAACTCAACAGATGCTACAATCAGGCATGCAAAGAGATATGGGCGGTGGTGCCGGTGGTGGAATTACATCAATTAACACAGGCGGTAATGTTGTTAGTGCCCCAACCACCAACTATGTTAATAATGGAATCGCAGCTAGACGACCAATTATATTGGCCGCCTAGACTGCATTAGCGTAATCCTACTATTCTGCTTCTGCGAGCTTTTCAAAGTAGGATAAGGTATCTTCTTCCTCTTTATCAGTTACTTTAATAGTAATAGTAGGAGCAGGCTCCTCTTTTGTATCAATAGTAACTGATGAGTCAAAAGGGACATCTTCATCCTCAACATTACCAACCACAGTTATTCCACTAAGAACCACATTTAAACGAGTTTTGAGTTCATTATAAGACTTGAAGTTAGTGGTCGCAGAAAACTCTGCAAGAGAATACTGCTTATCCCACAACTCTTCAATCTCATCATCATTATCAAATAAAACAGATGGCGCACCAAACTCAGACTTATCATAATTCCAATAGCCATCTATTTTACGAATCTTTAATTTAAAATTCGCACCTTCCCAAAAATCAAACGGATTAATTGGAGTTTCATCCTCAAAAGCAGGCTGCATAGCTTCCATGATCTTATCAAAGATTTTCTTTCCGAAACGGAATAGATATACATTACCTTCCTTTTCTGGATGCTTTGAATCACTAACAACATAAATGTTAGTGAAGTATTGCAACTTACGCTTTTGACGCCGAGCAATTTCCTTATCAGATTCAATACCAGAGTTCCAATATGCAGAATTCATTTCTGCTACCGGATCGGACTGACTAAGAGTAGTAAGGCAATTTTCAATATACCACTGGCCTGTGGGGCCCTGAAACGCATGGCTCCAGACCTTTGCCCAAGGTAAATCTTCTCCCTTTACCGCAGGCAAGAAACGAATAACAGCATAACCATTACCTGTCTTATCGAGTTCTGGCTTCCAAAAACGCTCATCCACATAAGATTTCTTATCTTGGGATTTGGTTTCTTGTTCGGCTGCACCGAGCAATTTGTCTAACAAATTAGACTTTTTTAACGTAGCTAACGACATGTGTATCTCCTTATATTATCGTATGTTATCGTATGTTATAATATGCATATTATATCACAAAGTTCTGTCTTTGTCAAGTACCTTAGATTATTTTCTTCGGGTAAATGTGAATGTTTTGTTGCATCTACCCAATAGAATTGTATATCTGGGAATTCTCTAAAAACAGTTTGCATTTGGTTTCTCCAATTATTTGAGTTGAAACCTTTTGCATCGATTGACAGATAATTATCTGTCCCTTTATATAGGTTGTTTAACGGGTCATCATATGATGATAAGTCAAACCCCAATATATAAACTTCTTTTGCACCATGCTGACAAGCAAGGTGTATGGCTGTATTACCAGCAGACCAATCAACAGGAAAATCAATCGACACTACTACATCATTTGGCTTGACATAGGTAATCCATACGCCCACATCCTTTTCCATTTTTTCTATTAAATCTGGGACAGATAGGTTAGGATTCGTCTTAATTGCAGTATCAATTTTTTCTTGTAGTGCGGTTGGGTCTTTGCCTTGAATAACACAGGAATTGGTTTTATTCTTACTTCTATGAATGAATTCGGCTGGAATGTCAAACCCCATGAACATCATATCAGCAACACCAGTTGGAGTGTTGATATGGTACATCATATCAGCAACACTAGCAGGCACAATTGTCCAATTTGCAAAATATACATTATGCATATCACTGTATTCTGGATTTTCCTGGGCCCATCCAGAATCATATATTTCCTGCTGCATAGCATAATCTACCGCCACAAGATTATGAACGCAATGAGCACCATCACGATAGATAGCATTACATCCATATGTAATAACCTTGCTATCCATTATTATCTGGTGGCAGGGCTTAAACCATGATCTTGATTCACCATTACCAATTACCAAAGCTTTCATTTATTGTCTCGTAGAGCCTTCCAACTTACCGGAAATAGTTTCTTTGCTTGCTCATCAATTTGATTTGCAATAATTCTAGTTTCAAACTGTGCATCAGGTTTACATCGTAAATTACACACACGAGCAAACGCATATAACGTGCCACTCCAAAACCATTCTGTCATCATACTCTGTGGTAAAACTATACGAGCCACTTCTGGAGCAATACCTGAGCTTAACATATTCTTATAACATTGTTCAGCAAAATTATAAGCAGCTTGAATATTATAATATACTGTTTTCTCACTAGAACCTTGCTTTTTATTATCAGCCTTCGTTCTCCACATAGAATCTACTGGGGTGTAAAACTCTGGTTCAATATCCACATATCTGCGAGACACTTCATTCCATGTTAACCCCACCTGATGTTTTACCAGTTGCCGAGCAACAAACACTGGAGCCTTGATACGAAATTGTAATTGGCAGTGGCCAAAAGGACTCCAATGATTATGCTTGCCCAAATAGTTAATGAGTTTCTTATCTGATTCTGAAAGAACCGGAATTGAACCGCACCAAGAATCATATTCAACTTCGGTATATTCGTCGTCTTGGGCGGCACTTTCTTTAGCAAACGACACTCTAGCTGCATTAACTACAGTGAGATCGTCACCCATATGATCTATTGTTTTTACATCCATTATTTATGATTGTGCTCATGAATCCGACGATGTGGGCGATATCCCTTTGGCCAGGCCGGAACCCGATTCGCCAAAGTCTTGACTCGCTCCTGCAATTGATTATTTTCAACAGTCATTTCTGCGAGATCATATTCAAGATTTTTCATCTGATTTGACATCTTGTCTACTTGATTTTCTAAAAAACCAATTTGTTTTTCGAGTTCCATTAATTCGATTCCTCTATAAGATTTAATAATTGTATTCTACACTGTTTTACATCAATTGTCAAGAACCTTTTATAATTATTCATCAATTTTTTTATGTCAGGCCAGACAATATCTCTACTTAAATTCTTATCCCACTTCTTTCCATATCCCAATAATTCATCCAAAATAATCATAGTTTCAATTGATACTCTTTTCCCAAGATACTCTTTCAGAAGTTTAGGGTGTTCATAATCTTTTTGTCCAAATAACGGTTCAAAATCATAAACCAGCGGCCGCATTTCCATGATGAATTCATCAAGAAAATTCTCGCATTTGCTCTTCCATGATTCATAATTTTCATCGTTAAAATTCGCAATGTAGCCTCTTTTGTCTTGAATGAAATTTGCAAGAAACCAATTTTGAACCATTTTGGGATTGCTATATTTTTTAGATATCTTGACAAAGAAATAACGATCTTTACGCTTCCAAAAAGATTTTCTGGAAATCCTTGTCTTACCAGCATACTTGATATAGTCATA